GCGCTTGCCGTCCTCATCGGCGAACGCGACGCAGCGTCGCCATTGGCCGCCATGAAATATCTCGTTGAAATAGGGCACGACCTCGAGGTAGCCGCCGACCGCCTTCTGCAACGCCGGCAGATCGATCGGCATCCTATATTCCGTCACCGATGGCCGGCCGGCGACCGGGATAACCAGCATGGTGCCTTTCATCAGTCTGCCCCTCATAGTCTCGACAAACCGGCGGCGATCGCGCGCACCTGTTCGTCGGTCATCCACCATTCCCGATCCCGCGGGATCGGCGTGATGCTTTTCCGTTTGAACTGTTGATGAAGCCGCAAGGCGAGCGCGTCGTCGTCGAGCGCATCGGCTAGGAGCGCGAGCGCGAGCTGCGCCGGTCCCGACCCGCCGTATCCCCATTCGATGCCGGTCGGCGAGTGGTTGTCGAGATCGAGCCGCAGATCGAGTGGAGCGCCGTCCGCCTCGACGTGCGCGGTGCCGTCCTTGTCGCGCCAGCCGTGATACGTGGCCGCCATTTCATTCGCCCTCCTCGCCCAGAGCCCAGGCCAGATCGACGAGGCCATCGATCAGGCAGCGCGAGCCGCGGCTGGCGCAATCATACCGGCAGACGCCATCGTGGTAGCGGCACCGCAGCGGCGCCAGGCGGTCGTCGTAAGGCTCGAGCTCGGTCGCCTTCCAGCGGTCATACGTCATTGCCATTGCGTCCCCTCAATCGTCGCTTGCGGAAGGGCGAGCCAGGCGGCGCGAGCAAATCCTCGACGCGGCATTGCAGCGCCGCGGCGATCTTCTCGAGGTACTCGATCGCAATGCGGGTATGCCCGTGCTCGAAACGATAGATCATGTATTTGCTCACGCCGATCGCCGCGGCGAGCGCCGCCTGCGTGAGCCCGCGGTCCTCGCGCATCTCGGTGGTCCGTTTTCCGATCGCAGCGTTGCGCTCGCTGACAGTGGCCAATGGAGTCCGCCCTCCAACCCGACCGAGGCAATAAGTAGCACTACCCGAGCGGGTAGTTGTGCTGAATTTATTTGCCGCCTATCCGACTCATCTAGAGCTAGGGGGAGTGGCCTTGGCACCGGCACAAGTAATGGGAGTCAAGGCTTGAATTTTAAGCCGCCGTCACAATCTATTGACTTACCCGAACGGGTAGCGGTAGCGGGCGGCCCGCTTTGTATCAGCCGCATTTATGAGGTATTTCCAACATGCTTCCTTTTCACGAGACCGGCATGGCCAAGCCTCCTCGGCGGCCTCGGTCGCACACGCTGACCGACCGCCAGCTTCTCGTGCTGCGCATGATCGCCCAGGGGCGAGCGACGGAAGACATTGCCCGCCAGCTCGAGGTCAGCCCGGAAACCATCCGCAAGCACGTCCGCTCGATCCTGCTCAATCTCAACGCCGTCGATCGCGCGCACGCCGTCGCTATCGCCATGCGCGAAGGTCTGTTGCGGTGAGGGCAAAAAAAAGCCCCCGCATTGCGCGAGGGCGAAAGCTGCCGTGGGTTTGGGTTGACGTGTGACTATAGCGTCGGCGGTCCCTGCCGGCAATCACGGATGTCGCGAACGAGATTGGTGATGAGCTCGAGCTGCGCCTTATTGCGTTCGCTCGCATTGGCCGCCACTTCGCCGAGCACATAAGCGGCGACCCCCAGGAACGCGACATTGACCACCAAGAGCGCGATCGCGAGCGGCGTCGATTTCATGGCATCGAGAGTCGCCGTCACCGCCTTACCCGTTTCCTCGATCGGCGCCATCGCTCTGCCTTCCTACGGATACATCGCCTCGAGCGTATGCACGACCCAGATCCCGCCCACGAGGATCAGAAGGAAGCCGGCGAGCAGAAGCCAAGGGCGATAGCTCTCGGGGATCATCATGTGGGAGCGGCCTTAATCAGGAACTCGGCCAGCGACAGCGGCGGCGCGCCTTCCTGCGCTCGTATCCGGTTCTCGTGGTCGTAGAGCACGGTCGTTTGCGGATCGGCTTGTGGCGGCAGCGGTGGCTCCGGCACCGGCTCTGGTTCCGGCGGCGGCGTGTAAACACCATCAATGTATGTTCCGCCGATTGCCATCGGCTCGCCCGTTTCCTCGACAAGGACATGACCTGCCGGCGGTTCCCATTGTGCCGGATCGTCCAGCACGATCCGATTGTCGATGATGCCGGTCGCTTGCTCGATTACGATATAGATGCCCATGCGGCGCTGTCCCTAAAATTCCGTAATCATGACGACGCCGTTGCCGCCATTGCCGCCGCCCACGCCACCGGTGGCTTGTCCGATCGAGCCGCCCGAGCCGCCGCCGCCGTATCCGAGGGCGTTGTTGCCGGTGAGGACTGTCGCGGTCCATTGTGTTTGCATTCCGCCCGGTCCCAACATACTGCTGCCGCCGGCGCCGCCGGTGAAGACGGTGGCGCCCTGGGCTGCTTGAACGCCGAATTGCCCTGGACTGCCGGGGGCGGTGAAGTCCCCGACGCAGCCGGCCAGGACGGCGCCACCACCGGGAGCCAAGCCGCTGCCGTTCGATGGGGCGCCCTTGGCGACGCAGAGCACGCCGACGCTGCTATCGCCGCCGGCATAGCCGGCGCTGTTCGTAGTGCCGGGGCCGCCGGGGCCGCCGCCGCCCACGGTCACGGCTTGTGAGGCGCCGATCTGGGCGGCGGTTGCGAATTTGCGCGCATATGCTCCTGATCCGCCGCCGCCGCCGATATCGTAAAAGCTGCTTTGGGCTGCGTAACCGTTGCCGCCGGCGCCGGCACCAACCATTTCGATGATGCAAGTGGTCATGCCAACGGTAGGGGTGTAAGTGCCGCTGGCGTTGAACATTCTGATCGCCCGCACCGAGGGGTGGCTTGCGACTGCGGCCGTGACGAACGCGGTGCTCGCGGCCTGTGTTGTGTTGGTTGCGGGCGCTGCGGTCGGTACGGTTGGGGTTCCGGTCAAGGCCGGCGATGCGAGGGGCGCGCGAGATGTATCGCTTGGATGAACGTGATCTTCGCGGGAGAAGTTGGTTGAAATGCCGACCGTCGCAACGCCGTCCATGATCGGCGGGACAGTTGAAGGCGAACCTGCTCCCGCTGGCCCTTGCGGTCCGCGGATATTGCCGACCGGCGAACCCCAGCCCGTTGCGGTCAGCGTGTAGACATCGCCGTTGCTGCCGTTGAGATAGTTGTCGCCGACGAGCAGCCCACTGATCGCAGGCGCGAACCAGCCTGCGGAAAAGCCCGATGGCACAGCCCCGCTGAATGCACTGGCGCCCAAATTCGCGGTGACTGCGTCGCCGTTAGCGCCAGATGAAAAAAGGCAAAATACTGCTCCGGTTAAAACACTGATGCTGATGCCGCCTGCGCCGGTCGCCGGGTTTGCAGTCCCGCTGGCGTTCCAGTTTCCGGCCGGCGCGACCCGAAACCAGATCAGGCGCGCGGTTAAATCAACAGCAAGTCCGATAATATCGTTGACCGCTCGCATGCCCAGCGAAACGCCAGAGTTGCTACCGTTGAGAAATATGATCCCCAATCTATTTACTGCAGCGGCATTGGCATACGCTGTATTGATTGTTGCCAAATTCGCACCTGCCGTGCAGATGCCAATCCCCAAACTGTTAGTTTGAATGGCGGTTATCTTGCCTTCGTAATAAAGTTTGCCGGAACTCAGCCCGGCAGTGCTGCGCACGCCTCCTGCCGCCGTCCCCGTAGCGGTTAGATTGTTGTTGGTCAGCGTGACTGCGGAAAGGTCGGCCGCATTCCATGTTTCTGTCGCACTTCCCGTTGGAGGCGGACCAATGCCTTCATACCAGAGACTACCTCGGGTTCCCGTTGCGCCCGCCGATCCTTGCGCTCCGGTTTGCCCTGTCGGGCCTTCCGGCCCAATCATCGAAGCGCCGGCCGGCCAAGCGCCGGCAGACTTCGGACCAAACATAAAATGCGAAGTCGTGTTGATGAAGAAATTGCCGTTGGCGCCGGTCGCAGCGACCGGATCGGCCGCGCCATAGAGCACGGTATTGCCGTCCACGCCCGGCGGCCCCGGCACCGTGGATGCCGCACCCGTGGCCCCCTGCGGACCTGTCTGTCCAGGCGGCCCGGCCGGGCCTTGCCCGCCCGTCACTCCGGTCGGCCCCTGCGCGCCCGGCGATCCCTGCGCGCCCTGCGCGCCTTGCGGTCCCTGCGGTCCCGGCACGGTCGAGGCCGGTCCCTGTTGCCCTTGCGGCCCTGGCGGTCCCTGCGGCCCCGGTGCGGTCGAGGCCGCTCCCTGCGGCCCCGCCGGACCCTGCGGCCCTTGAATGCCCTGCGGCCCCGCTGGGCCGGGCGGCCCACCGGATGGTCCCTGCGGGCCGGGCGGGCCAGACGGTCCAGGCGGGCCGCCGGCCGGGCCGGGAGGGCCGGGCGGTCCCTGCACGCCCGTTATGATCGTCTCCACATCGCCGGGGCCGAGCAGCACGAGCGCATCGGCGACATCGGCCGCGACGGTGATGGGAGGATCGGTGATGACCTCGACGGAGTTCATCGCGTCGGCCCCGGATTGACGACGATCGTTCCGCCCCATACCTTCGTTTTGAGGCCGCCGAGCGCCATGATGTTTGATTGGTCATAGCTGCCGATGCCGAGCTGCTCGAGCACGGCCTGGGTAATCTTCAGCGTGAAGTAGCCGTTGATCGGGTCGGTCAGCACAAACTCGCCGCTGTCCGTTGCCAGCCGAAGCACCGCGGTGTCGTCCGCCGCATGCCTGCGTAGCATCATTTCCAGCGCGGCGCCGGTCATGTTGATCGGTTGCCCGATGCTGCCATCGGGATTGGTCGAGACGTATTGGAATAGTTGATAGAAGTCAGCGTCGTTATCGACGGTTATGTTGACGATTGCCATTGCGGCTAATCTCTATGGGAGCACATTTGAGATGGCGGCGAAGGCAGCATCGATCTGCGCCAGACTCGTGATCGTGCCGCCGGTGATGCCCGCGAGCGTGGTGCTCTCGCATGAGAAACAGGTCTGCACGAACGTCGCCATCTCTTGGAGCACATGCGCAAGCCCAGGCTCGTCCAATTGAATGAACGTGCCATCGGCCAGTTTCCAATCGGTGATGTGACCGGGATTTGCCACTGCATAGTCGTGCGCGCTGGCAACAGTGTTTCGCGACACAGGATCGGTCAGGTACGGCTCGCCGCCGATTGTGCAGCCGCCGCTCGCCTTATTGGAGCGCAAATAGGCCGCATAAGTTTCCAGCGTGCCCGGCGGATACTGCACCGCGAGCACCGACCGCAGTTCAGCCATCGAGCCGATCGGCGTTGTGTATCGGTACCCCATCGCCAACCAATCTTGGTATTGCTGATCATCGACCGGAACCGACATCGCGCGGGCGCTCGACCAGACGTTTGCTTGATCGCCAGCCACGAACCAGTACCAATCGGAAAGATTGCCCGTGATCATAAATATTGCCCTCCGCTTGAGGCCGTTCCGGCGCCCGTTCCTGGGTAATAATTCACGCCGCCGCCACCGCTCACGATCACGCCATTCAGCGACACCAGGAATTTGAACCCAGTCACATTGGCCGCGCCCGTCAGCGCCCCGAATACAAGACCGGCTGCGCCGGCGTAGGAGGCTTCAATGAATGCGCCGCTGAAGTAGATCGCCCCAGGGATAGTGACATCGGGGCCGGCAAAGGCGTTGCTGCCGATTGTCGAGCCGCCACCGTCGGCGCGAGCGAAATAGGTTGCATTGCCGGTGATTTTCCAAGGTGAATGCGGATTTAGATTTGCGATGGTCCCGGCGAATTGAGCAAACATGTGCGGCCCCGTACAGGTGCCGAACTCCATGTGCTCCAGATAAGCCCACGTGCCGCCTAATTGAGCCCAGACGCCGGCTATGACATCGCCAGGAGTTGACGGCCCGGAGGCCGACACCTTAAATCCGTCGATGATACAATAATTGCCTGATCGCACCAAAATTGCCGTGACGTTGGTGCCGACAACCGAGCAAGCGGCTGGATTTGATGTGTTGCCGTTTAGGATTACGTTGCCGGAACCGTTCTGCGGCGGGACGACAAAGTTCGCGTAGGTGCCGTCCGCAACATTGATCGTGACGTTGTAGCCGTTCATGTTGTAGAGCGGTATTTGATTGCACGCCTTCTGGATCGTCTTGAACGGCCCATGACCGCCTCCGACAAGTGCCGTCGTGCCGTCGTAAGTGTCCTGTCCGGTTGTACCATTGACATAATAAGTCTGCGGTGCGGTCAGGTAGATCGGCGCGCCCGGCTGGCGTTGCGACCAGACCATCTGAAAATGCGTGCCGTCGTAACCATACGCTTGCAGACAATTCGCCGAGATGTCGCCAAGGGTAAGCGGCGCCTGATCCGTCGAGCGCACGATGGCAATCGGCGCAAGCGCATTGACCTTGAGCGTTGACGGCCCGGTGTTTGAGATCGGCGACTTGACGATGAATACCATTCCCTTGATCAGCGCGGTGATCGGCGGGCTCAAAGTTATCGCCAACTGGTTTTGCGTTCCCTGATCGTCGCAGTAGATAACCCCGTTGCTCTGCACCGATCTGCCAAGCTGATGCAGGTCGGTATCGGCCGGCACCAAATTAGCATCGGCAATGAAATTGACGATCTCGCGCTGCGGGTTCTCGATCGAAGCCGCCGGCGGGATCGAGCCCATCGTCCCGGTCGATGGATTGCCGTTGATATAGGAGGCGTTGGGGTCGCTGACGCCGAACGGTTGCTCGTATTTCATTGCCGTTGCCTCATGGTGTCCCTGCCATTGGATCGCCCGGCTTTCCAATACCGGAATAGTCGAAGATGATTTCGGTGTGCGCCGGCTTCCAGCGATTTAACAAACATTCAAGATCGGTCGCGAGCCCAATGCGCAAATGCGGATCGACGCCAGTCTGGCCCTTGGTAACGCGGAACCACGTCAGCGCGGCTTGATGGACATGCACCGTCCAATAGAAACGGTTGGTTTCAGGCCCGAGCCCGTAATACGGATATTCCGACAGCTCGCCGCCGGCGACGTTCTGCCCATTCGGATTTTTGATCGGGATGCCCCATTCGTTGTACATCGGATCGGAGCCGTCGCCGTAGACGCGATTATCTCCGCAACGATCGATGCCACAAACGAACGTGCGATATTCAGTAATCGTTATGTCGTAGCCGAGCATCGCCGCGACATTGATGAAAAACTGGCGCGATTGCCCGCCTTGCATCGTCATCCGCATGACGAGCGCGAGCTGGCGCTGCCCTATGGTCTGCGGCTCGGCGTAGCAAGGATCGGGCAGGCCGAAGTTGCGTTCCCAATCGGGCAGGAGCTCGACCGTCTGCCGCGGGTCGCTCTCGCGCTCGAGCAGATCGCCGGCGCGCCCGTCCACGAAACCCCAATACTGCGAGAGCCCGTCGCAGACGCCGAACAGCACGCCGCCGACATCGTGCTTCGGCCACGCCTGGCCTTGCGGAAGGAGCGATAGAAACGCCTGCGTGTAGTCGTCGCCGCTGCGCCGGATATGCCGGTCGGTCGGCAGCGGCTCTGCCCAGAAGCCTAACGCCTGCGTCATTGGTAGAGGATCGTTTCGAGCACCGCCATATGACCGAGCGATGGCATCACGTAATCGGCGGTCGTGACGAGCTGGAACGATTGAACGCTCGGCGCGCTCATGATCGCGTAGCTCACCCAGGACGCATAGATGGTCTGACCAGGCGCGGCCTTGGCGAACAGCATATCGCGGACGCTCTGCTCTATTTCGGCCTGCGCCTCCGACGTGTCCGGCTCGAGGTTTGCGATCGTGATGTCGATGAACTCCTTAATCGGCGCCACCACGTAGCAGTCCTTCACCGTGACCGGCCGCATCACGTCGATGTAGTCCGCGACCGCTTGCACGTCGTCCGGCGTCGGCCAGCCGTCATCGTCGGCGCGCAGATCGTCCATCAGGAAGCGAACAGTCATCGTGCCCGGTCCTTGCTCGGGCGCGGCCCAGGCGCGCGTCACGCCAGGCACCGCGAGCGCCCAATTGACGTAATCGGCCTGCGCGCCGCCCATCGGCGGCTGGCGAATGCGCAGCAATATCCGGGCGCGAAGCTGGTCGTCGGTCTCGGTATCGACGCCGCCGGTGAGATGAACGACCGTCGCCGAGTTATCGATGTTGGCGACGCCGGGCGCGATCGTCAGCACGGCGCCGTCCACTTGATTGCCGGCCGAGCCGGGATCGAGCGCGCGGATCGGCCCGACGACCAGGGCCGAGCTCGAGGTCGTGATGTCCTGCGTCGTCTCGTAGCCGACCGCCGGCGTGCCGCCCGCCGAGAGCTGCGTCCCCATCGGGAGGAGCGCGCCATCGACGAGGCC